GCCGCGTTGTTGATGATCTTGCGCGGCGGGCGCACCTGTCCCTTGATCACATCATAGTGAATGGACGCAATGCGGTCATCAAAGTCCGCATGACACTTCTTGTATTTCTTTCCGCTACCGCACCAGCATAGATCGTTTCGATTCATTCCTTCGCCCCTTTATCTATTGTTGTCACCTCTGCATTATAGCCCGAAACTCCTTTTAAATCAAAGATTTTTCACCACACACGGGAAAATGCAGCACTTGACACAGTGCGCGGAATGGGCTACACTTATCGCGCAATTGGTTCTGTAAAGAAGGTAATATCATTGAAGTTTATGCATACGCGGCTACTGTGCCTAGTGCTTGTTGCCGCAGTCGGATTCCTCATTGTCGGCGGTATCGCTCTGCTGCAGACGACAAAGGGGGTTCCTGTCCTAAACTATCATCAGGTCGAGGAGAAGGACGGCAACCCGCTCACACTCTGGCCCGATCAGTTCGAGGCGCAGATGGACTACCTCGCCGCCGAGGGCTATACGACAATCACGATCGACGAGATGATGGATGCCCTCGAAAATGGAACACCTCTGCCCGAAAAGCCCGTCATCATCACATTCGACGACGGCTATGCGGACAACTACGAGTACGCCTACCCCATTTTGAAAAAATATGGGTTCAAGGCCACCATCTTTCTTATCTATGATTTTACAGACACTTACCCAAACTATCTGACATGGGATCAGATCAACGAGATGAAAGAGTCCGGGCTCATCCACTTCGAGAGCCACACAATGACGCACGCGAATCTCGCCGAACTCACGTCGGCGGACGAACTGCGCCACGAGATCGCGGATTCACATAACCTCCTCTCGGAAAAACTCGGCTATGATATGCACTACATCGCCTACCCCGGCGGGCGTGTCAATGAGGAGATCGAGGAGATCACGCGCGTTGCCGGATATCGCGGGGGCTTTACCGTGCACTACGGGCTCTCAACGCCGGAGGAAGGCCGCTATCAGATGGATCGCATCCCCATCTTCGGTGCGAATATGCACACCCTCACGCGTTTCAAACTGCGCCTCGCCTTTGCGCCGCTCATCGCACCTCTTGAGGATCTGCGTCTCACACTGCGTTCCTATGGCTTTACTGCACTTGCTGACTATCTGCTGATTCCTTGATATTTTTGCGAAAAACGCCGGGATATACAAGGAGACGATATAGCAAGCAAAACGCTAAATTTGCAAACTCAGCAATAACAACGCTTCACGGGAATAACACCGTGATTTTTACACAAAGACGAAATAGCAATATAGAGGACGAATCATGGCATTTTGTAGACAATCTGTAGACAAGTGTAGACAACAAAAACAGAGGGGACGGCGCACGATACGCTGTCCCCTCTGTTCGTTTATCCCTTACCACTCTGCGACGTTATACATCACCGTCGCACCCTTATAGCGTGACCCGTCAAAATGTGCAAGCACCTCAAAACGCCCCTGCTCGTAACCAATCGACATGAGAGTCTTGCCGTCAATGACGGACGCGCCCGCCTTGATGCGGTGATCTTTGCGAAGGTTGATCTTATACACATCAACCTTCTTCTGATCGGCGGGCAGGTCTTTGCCATCCTTATCTTGCGTGATTGGCGTGACAACGGTGCGGTCACTCTTCTCCCGCGCTGCCCGTGGCAACGTAGGATCGTCTCCCCTGATCTGATGCTCTACGACCTGCGCCGCCCGCTCTACCGTCGGCGCGGTGACGTAGTAGGTTGTACTTGGTGCTTGACCACCTCGCTGCACATCTGCAAGTTTCCGCTGCAGGTCTGCGGCGTTCCGCTCAGAGATATCGAGCTGACTCCGCAATGCCGCCTTGTCCCTTGTCTCTTCCTGCGTCATGACGGCGGGCATTTCCGTTGCACTTCGCTCCTCTGCGGAGTTCCGCCCGACGACATAGGAGATGCTGACAAGCAGGAGACACAGGATCACCAGCAGGGCTGTTTTATGCTTTGTAATGGTATCTTTCACCCGTTCAAGCATTGTACACACCTCCTCACTGCGCGGCATAGAAGTTCGCCTTACCGACAACAGTGTCCATAATCTCATAGAGATTTGCGCCAGGGCACGCTGTCGACATGAGCTCCCTGTGTCCGACGATGTGGTCGCGGTCGATTGACAGCCCGTAGTCGGTGCAGAGGTTGGCCAGTAGCATAGCAAGGCTCTCGATCTGCTCGTCCGTCGGTTCCGCCTCCTCGAAGTTCCCACACACATGGATGCCGATGGTGTGCTTGTTGTGCCCATAGGCGTGTGCGCCGACTGTCCAATGCGGCCTGCCCTGCTCCACCGTTCCATCCTTGCGGACGACGTAGTGGTAGCCGATGCACGCCCACCCCTGCCCCTTGTGAGAGGCGTCGATCTCTGCCGCCGAGAGGTCATCATCCGTTGGATTGCCCGTGTGGTGGATGACAATCTGGTCGGTGGTGCGCCGTGTGGTGAGCTGGTTGTGGTTGATATCAAGGTAGGTCTCCATCAGATGTACTCTTTCCATTGTTATCCTCCTTCTTTTCTTCGTACTGATCCGGGATGCCGTTGTCGTCCCGGTCGATAAATGACTTTGCCAAAAATCCAATGACGGCAATCCACGCCGCCCCGCTGATCTCGTGGAGAAAATTCCGCATCTCCACAAGATCAGGATGCATTTTTGTGCTCCAATCATAGAGCCACGCTGTCACATAGATCATGACGCAGATCACGATCATTGCAGCATACCATACGATGTAACGCATGGCAGCGTGACTTTTTGTCATGTCGCGCAGATATTTTCCTGCGCGCCCGAACCACTGTGAGACTTTGAGCATTGTCTCACCTCCCAAGCGCCCACGTCAGAATCGATGCGAAGATGCCGACGATGGTCGTTGACATTCCGATGGTCCAACACACATCGTGCTTGAACTCGTCCAGACGGTGATGCGCGGACTTTGTGCTCTCCTCGAGGCGAGCAATGCGTTCATTGATCGCATAGAGCTGATCACGCCCCATCGGCAAGTTTTCTGCAAGCGCCTGTATCTGCCCCTTGATGCCCTCGAGTTCGGAGAGGATTTCGTTTCTTGCCATGCCTGCCTCCTAAAAACGCACCTGATACATCAGGACTCCCGCAGCATCTGCCGCGAAGTCTCTCCCGTCCCAGTGACCATCGGACCACTCCTTAAGTGCGCCGATAGAAAGCGTTGTTATTGCCGCCCAGATGTGATTCATACCGCAGTTACGCTGCAACTGATCACAAATAACGTAGCTAAGTCCCGCATGAGCAAAACGGTCAACGCCCACGCTGTCAATAAGGCGATGCTGTGCCGATGCAGCGGGTGAGGCTGCGCATATAACAGCGGCGATCATAACGGCAAGTAGTTTCTTCATAGGTTCTCCTTTCCATCAAAAAAGCCGCCACGTATTATGACGGCTGTTCTGCGCTCATGTTCATCCTGTGGTGTGTGTAACAACCCATTCCGCGACCTTCTCGCGGTAGAGTTCAGGAATAACAGGCAGGTTCTTCGGGTTGTCCTCCGGCGCGAGGGCGTACTTCCCGCCCTTCACGAGGATGCCGTATGCGACAACCGCCCATGTGTAGATCACTGTTGCCATGTTACTCACCTCCTTTCAGTTTTGCTTCAAGTGCGGCGAGGCGCATCTCTATATTGACCATGCCCTCCATGACGGCAAGCTCTGTTTCGGGGATGGGCTGCACGTCCATTTCCTGTGGCTCTGTGTCCTCGGGCGGTGTGGGTGTTGGCTCTGGTTTTGGGCGCTCAATCTGCTCCCACTTGCCGCCACGCCAGTAGAGGTCATAGCCCTCTTTCGCGGCGATGGGCTGCGTCTCCGTCATGTTGCCGGGGATTTGCCATACGCCGCTAATCGGCGAGCGATCGGTGTCGTCGAGGATACACTCACCGAGGTATGCGCCATCAGCAGCGTATGCGTAGACTGTTTTTGTCTCCATTTTGACCTCCTAGTATCTGATGATTGGTATAAGCTTGATTGCAGCGGGTTGTACGGTATTACTTCGCCCATAAATAGGAGAGCACCGTGAAGCGTCTGCCTGAACAGAAACCGTTTCATCTACCCCACCACCTGTAAAGCTTGCTTCTGTTATTTTTTTTACTGCAAACATGCCGGTGACTTTGTTAGAATCTGACATTTTACTTGTAACCAGTCCATAACTACCGTTCAATTCTCCGATAATATTCGGCAGCCCCGCCGTAACGCCCTGTCCAATGCCGTCTGCCGCAAACTGTATCATGCGATCTGTATAGTTCGGCAGTACCATCGTCGTGCTGCCGTTCCCCCGCCCGTATCTCCCTGGGTAGGATATAGGGTCATCTGTCCAATAGTCGAACGAAGTAGCATACGCTACGAGCCTCGGATAATCTGCTCGCAGAACGGTAGCCCCGTTTGCTTTGACGTATCCAGCAGGCACTCGAACGTCCCCTCGCACGGCCCCAAAAGGCGTGCCGTCACGGGTGTCGTCAACAATCCATATGACGGTACCATCGGTGAATATTTGCCCCGGGACATAAAAGTGATCGTTCAATTCACGCGGAAGTATAGCGGCTGTCGTACCTTCCTGCGCACATGTAAGTCGAGCCCATGTAGGTATAAGATCGATGTATGCGACATCACCATTGTTATAATATTGGTTGCGTCTAAGTGTATTGATACGATTTGTGTACACTGCACGCCAATGCTTACTTGCTTTTCCTATACTTCCTTCTCCGTCCTTGCGTGGGACAAAATTTCTTGTTGCCATATGGCACGCTCCTTTTCGTTACAACGGCATGATGTCGCCGTCTTCATCCAGTTCATAGAGTAGGCTCGAAGCAGGTGATTCCCTTGGCATAACATCGCCGTCTTCATCATATTCGAACATCCCTTTTATACCGAGGCCTCCCTCGATTTCAGCGGCTGCCCGCCATGCACCGATTGCATACCCCGATGCACTTTCTTCACTTGCTTTGGCCTGTTGTGCGTAGCCTTCCACTTTACTCGCCTCAAGGTCAACGTCATCAATATGACGCTTCATGTTGGCAACGTTCTCTTCCATACGGCGGACATTGCTCTCACTCCGCGCACTTGCCTGTTGACTTTGCGCTGCGCCGGCGGCGGAGGAAGCGGCTGCGTTCTTAGCGTCGTTTGCCTGCTGTGCCGACTGTGCGGCAGAGCCCGCAGATGCAGCGGCGCTATTTTTGCTGTCAGACGCATTTCTTTCGGACTGTGCTGCCTCACTTGCCTTGCTTCGAGCCTCGTTTGCGGCTGTAACGGCGGATTTGCTCGCGTCAAAAAATTTCTGTTTGAACTGCTCCGGCGTCATATCTGCGCCGAACCCAACCGTGACAGAACGTTCAGCAACCTCCGCAAGTTGCTGAATCTGCATCTCTTGGCGGTCGAACTGACCTTCAATATCCTCTGCAAAAAAAGGTCCCTGGCTTGTCAAATTGAGTGGCTGTGTATAAGGAACAGAACGTTTTAACGTAATCTTCCACCCACGAGGTAACGGCTGTGCCCCCGCGTTTTTTGGGTATCGAACACTCTTGTCATTCAGCGAAAGCGCAAAATCCGTTGTTCGTGCTTCACGCCCCTCGGTATCTGTGAGCACAACCTCGACATTATTCACATCCTCCGAGTTGAGAGCAAATGTAAAAGGGAAAACGGTTGTACTTCCGTTCCCCCCATAAGTGTTTCTGACATTCGGATTTTCAACTGTCATGTTGATGCCTCCTATTTCTGTTTTAGTTTCTTGTCCAGAATCGTCTTTGCGATAAACTCCCGCAGATCATCCGGATTGTTCAGACGGTAGTTATCGGTCATAAAGCGTGCTGTATTCCAGAAACCATCCGTCAGCGTGTCAGGAACTGCATACATTGTTCCTGCAACTCCTTTTGTCAACGCACGTCCAAAATCAATTGCGTCAATCTTGGACTTGTCGCTTTGCAAAGAATGCACCATCTGGATGGGGTCTGTAAGTCGCCCAACAGCGGCGAATACAACACCACTATTGCGCCCCTGCTGCAGTTTCCCCGTAATCATTCCCTGCACAATCTCACCGGCCATATTGATCACAGGGAATCCGCTTGCAACGCTGCCGATAGAGTTTGCCGCCCACTGTTTCAAGAACTTCCGGTACCACTCATCTTTATCTTTCTTATCACCACTTCCCGCTGAAACAGCCTCGAGGCTCTGCCGGATGACCGTCTCAATTGCGGCCATCGCAACAAAACGGAACAGATAGGAGCGCACGAACGCAGAATACCGCTCGACAAAGTTACTCTTGTGTTTGTCATAACGCCCCGCATAATACTTCTCCCACACAGCATTCATCTGTGCGTTGAAGAAGCTAAAGAATGGCGTAAATGCCTTGACAAGCCCACTCTGCGAACGCTGCACCGCCGAGCGGTCAATCGAATCTGCAGAGCCAAAGATCGACCGCACCGCCTCATGAGCCTCACGGTGCGCACGCTCACGGGCGATAATCTCATCTGTACCATCGATCAGCTCTTTGTTGTACCGTTCCTGATACGTCCAGTAATAAGTCGGTATGCTGCAGAGCATATCCGTCTCCTCCATGAGCCATGTCCCATACTTGACAAGAAATTTACGGACAGAATTTTTCCCACCGAAAATGTCTTTCCCTTTGGTATTAAGATCACGGTCCATGTTGTGCGCACGGTTCCGCATAAACGCCGAATCATTGAGCACGAATTGACGTATCCTTTGCGGATGACGAAGGTACTGCAGCATTGCCTGAATCGCATTAGCGGTTCCAAGTCGATCTGCCATCGGCGTAATATTGGACGCATTAAGGAGCGCCGTCGACACGCGAAACGCCATGATTGCCGTTACCATGTTCGCGCGCCACTCCTCCGCTTTAGTCTCAATATAGAGGTTGTTGTTCATCGGCTCTTGCCATACGCTTTCAACCCATCGTTTCAGGCTGTCATATGCGTCTTTACCGAGAGACTGCAATATTGGCTCTTTGACCGCTGAATGATTCATCAACTTATAGACATCCCGACATGCAAGGCGCATCGCGGAAATATGGATTTGCTGATCGATATGGCGATACATGACATCCAAAGAGAGGTCAAGTGGCCTCCCCAGCGGAGCCCCGTTTGCACAGTTCTTTGTTGAGCCCATTCCAGACCCAAACGCCATAGCGCCGCCAACCGATTCTGCGACAGTCGCAAGCTCCTGATCTGCTGCACGCTCAGAACGCTTCGGGTCATACCGAATCGGATAGTACCCGCCGCGAATGGTCAGCTCCTCTCCTGTCGATGCCTCAATCGTAAATTCATCCGGCGCAACGCGCTTCATCGGCGTGCCGGTTGTTTTTTCAACAACCTCATTGACCGCATCGCCGTGTTCGTTGAGATAGTCCCATATCTCCTGCACAAATGCCCAGTCTTTCTTGGTCATCGTCTTTACAAAAATCTCCTCAACGTCATTCTCCGTGTATGGAGTTTTTGTCGAGAGACCTGCGACAAGACGGGAACGGTTGCCCTTATTTCCCCAGTTGAGCGCCATCGAAAGCACGTTTTCCTTCGTCAGTTCCGTGCCGTCCGTGAGTGCAATGCCGATCTTCTTCCCCCATGCTTTACGCCTCTCCTTCTGCGTGTAGTATTGTCCAATGATCGCCTCCAATCGCTTAGCGTTCTTTTCAAGCGCCTCTGTTTTTTTCTCCTGTGCGTCAAAGAGTGTGTTGTATAGGTAATCCACAATCGCACCGCTCTTGCCGCCGATGACCTTGAGCATTGTTTCCGGCTTCAAAAGCTGCACCATATAGGCATGAGCTTCTTTCCCGCCGTCCTGCTCACCGATATGCTCCTCATAGTTCTGATACATACGAGCCGCGACCTCATCGATGTTCTCACCCGATGTGAGGAGCATGTTCTTGTTGCGCCCCGTCACATAGAGAAACTCAATGAGCATACGAAGATCACGAAGCTCCTGCATGGAGAGCTGTGTGTATTTACGCTGTTTGTCGCGTGCCGTTGCCGCAGAGGAAAGCCAATCGGGGATCTCCACGCCGTCAAGTCCGTCATTTGAGCTCTTGAGTTCCTCCATGAGTGCCGGCCAGCTCCGCGCACCGTCTCCCATAAGAGGCATCCCGTCGGAGCGGCGAAGGCCGAACACATACATCAGATGATGTATGAAATAGCGGTGATTGCCGTCAATTTTGGCAGTCTTGTCATTGGCAAGATTCTTTTCCCGACGGGCAAAGTATTTCACAAGACGATCAAGCTCACGTTTCAGCTTGACACTCTCATGCGTCATTGCCTCCATTGCAAGCTGTCGGGTCTTTGCCGCTCGTGCCGCCGCAAGGTCTTTGTCTCCTGTATCCTCCTTCTCAATGCCGTTATTCTTGCGGAGCATATTTGTGAGATGACGTTCCGCCTCTTTTGCTGCGTTCTGTACCTGCCGCATCCAGTGTCGCGCATTCGTCGCCTCATGGACGGGAACGGTCTCAAGGTGCTGCTGCGCGTATGCACGCATCGTTGCGACCCTGCCCTTCGCCGAATCACGGTGGCTGCGTACGGCTTCGAGGTTCTGCGCCGCGGAAATCTTGAATTTGTTAAAATCGGCAGCAAACTTCTCTCGCATTTTATTTCGCTGTTCTTTGCTTGCCGCATCTTTCTTCTCGCGCATTTCTTTCAGTTTTACTTTGTCAGCTTCGCGCATTTCTTCAATGGCAGCCGCACCCTCATCTTTTGTGGTAGCAACGAGAGCACGCAACTCCTCAATCTCCTGCGCCTGTTTCTCCTGCCAGCGGAACGCATATTTGAGAGCCGTCACCGCCTTTTCCAGCGGCGCATCCTCCTCACGTTCGAGCGCACGGGCGACACCGATCATTGCGTCCTTGAGCCGCTGCGGTGCGTTGTCATACGCCTTGATATACTCGTTTAAGAGTTCTCCTTCAAGTGCTGTCTGACGCGCAGTATATTCCTGTGATGCAAGCACCTCCTCTGCTCGCTGTGCAATCGCCTCTGCGTTGGGCATCTCTGTCTTGTAGCGTTCCCGCTCCTCGCGCATCTGACGGTTATAAGCTGCGTCGAATCCGCCGCCAGCATCTTTAAGTGCCTTTTCGTATGCCTCCACCGTCGGATAATAGCCGCTTGCGATGACCTGACCAACGCCGAAGGTCTCCGCGACCGCCTCCGCCTGCCAGACGAGATTCTCCCGCATCTCGGCTTTCAGCTGTGCTTCGTAGTCCTCCATGTGCGCGTCAACGTCGCGCCCTTCCATCTCATGGATGAGCTCTTTGAGCAGCGTTTCTTTCGCGCGTTCCTTCGCCTCTGTCTCCCACTGAATCATCGTCGCGGCAGAATCCGCTGTCATCAGTTCGGGGTCAATCTTTTGGAGACGCTGCGCACGTTTGACAACAGCCGCCGCCTCGATCTCCTCATCCGTCGCGATCATCCGAGCCATGATCGCCTCAACCTCTGCAGAGGCACGCACGCCCGCGCCCGTCGCATCCTTGTAAATCCGCGTCAGCCATGCTTTGAAACGACGGAACACGGAACGCAATCCCTGGGCAGGTGCTTCCCCGCTGCGAAGATACTCCTCAAATCCACGGGCGAAACGCTCTTGCATCCATTCACGTTTGAGACGTTCGACTTTTGCCGCGTCGCCCTTCTTCTCTGCCGCAAGAATCTTCTCCTCACGGTTACGAAACTCTGCCGCAGAGGATGTCCCCGCGTATTCGTCCGCAGCGCCTTTCGTCCACGATGCCCATTTCTGGATTGTGGTAAGGTCTTTGGCATAGCGGCTCTCAGGTGCAAGCCCCGCGATGTGTTCCAGATCAAACAGGAAGTTATGCGCCATCTCGTGCATGAATGTCGACTGATCGGCTGACTCCATGAGAGAGATCAGGCGGTGCATACCGCCGTGCGTCGCTGTGATATTGCCCTTCGCCCCGTGCGCCTGCTCTTGGTTGTACTTCTCGATGATCTGAATTGCCTGATCATCGAAGATGACAAAGCAACGACCGTCGAGCTGTCCGTCGTAGGTGATGCCCTTGATTCCGACCTCGTTCAGCGCAAGAGAGGCTTCTTTGTCTCCGCGAAGCTGTGAAAACACATCAGAGATCGATTGATATATCTCTCGTCCCGATGCAAAACTACGTAAGAGTGCCTGTGGAATCGTATCACTACCGAGCAGACGGGACAACTCATGCTTGTACCTTTGCCGAATCTCTCGCATATATGCTTCATCCTGTTCATGATCCAACAGCTCACAGTAATCAGAATAGACCTCATCAAAACGTGAATCCTTCTTGGAAAGAACATAAAGAAGCTGCTCCGTATCAGCGCGAGAAAACAACTCTTCCAACTTTTCCCGCACGAACTTGGTCTGCTCGTCAAAGGACTTCTGCTCGTCAAGCAGCACATCATCGTCGGGGATTTCGACGTGGTAGAGCTTTCCGACAGGTCTTTTCACATCCAGATGAACCTTCTCAGGATCCACCGAATCAAGTGCGCGAATCGCCACCTCCTCCTTGCGCACATACCCGACAAACATCACACGGTACATATTGAGAGCGCGTACTACATCCGCCGCCGTGCGACGTTTCCCCTTCTCGGATGGCTTCGCGGCATCGATCGTCATCCCTGCATTGCTGTGCTTTGGCACAGAGGCGCGCAACTCCCGCATAGACACCTTCGGATTCTCCTCATAGAGCGCAAGCGGGCGGTCGAACTCCGCCACAATCCCATCCCAGTTTTCCTTTTCCCGTACATGCCACTTGCGCTCCCTAGCAATCACAGCAGCAGCGCCCATGCGCTCCACATCGTGTGCATTATCCTCAAGTGCCTGCAGTGCCTGTTGTACATCAGGCGGCGCATCTGCAATCGGCTTACCGTCGTACAGCATCGTATAGAGCGTCTTGTGATTCTCTTTCAGGTGCTCCTTATATTCCTCCGAGACTGCACGATCCTGCGCCGTATACAGCCCCCAGCCGTGCGCCTGTGCGCCCTCACCTGTGCCGATCATCTCAAGCAGGAATTCACGGAAGTCATATGGCGAGCCGTGCCATGCGGATTGCTCAAATGACTGGCTCTATAATAAATGTTGTGGAGATACAAATTGTATCTTCGCAGCATTTATTTTTTTGCCCGGAAAGAGGTGAGAATATGATAAAGCCCACGGAGTTTGTCAACTATGTTGATAGACTCCCTGATGATTGTGTGGAGAGCATGACGGATGGAGAGGTACATTTTCATCTGCCGCATCCGGGGCATATCACCTGCCCTTTTTGCAGCTCAACCCATATCGGCGTACATCAATACCGTCCACAGGTGTTGCGTGGAATCCCGGGGGCGACTAAGAGATACGTTTACAATCGGCGACGCTATCGTTGCCACGATTGCGGGAAGACGTTTGTAGAGGAGAGTCCTTTTCTTGCTTCTTTCCAACGTCGTATTGGAAACCGTCTGCGGCAGATTCGGGCACGAAAGAAACTGTCACAGCGAGAGGTCATAGAATCGATCGGCATTCCATTTCATCTGTATGTCAAATATGAGGATGATGTCGAGCCGGAGATTCCGTCAACATTGGTTGCTATGAAAATAGCTGAATGCCTCGGCACAGATGTGCTTGATATATGGGGAGATCAGCTAAAGTGAAAAATCATAGGATTTTTTGGTGTTGTTTCTCTGATATGCTAGAGGAACACAGAACAGAATCCCGTTCAGCCCCAAAAGAAAAATGCTGCCAGCGGACACTGACAGCATTTTGATGAAAGTCTGCACGAAACAGATCATCGCTCATCTGAGTATAGCAGACTTTCGCAATAGGAACAATAGCGAAAGGACTGATTTTTATGAAAACCATATCCCTCATCAACAAAAAGGGCGGCGTAGGAAAGA